GCCCCTTACAAGGGGCACCAGGTGCTAACGCATCGACACTAACACTGTTCCCACCAGCTCCGAGAGGAAAGAGAAGATGGCCTACACTACCAAGAGGCGCGTCTTACGTGTGGACCGCTTTCGCGGAACCACGACGCGTGATGGGTCTGTCACTGCAACATTCGACATTCCCATTTACTCAAGGCAGATCACGTCATCTGAAGGGCATCGCTGGCCAAAAGCCAGAGGTGTCAGGGATGTTGGAGGACCTTTTGATACTCTGAAACTAGAGTATCTCCCACAGGCCGTGCCCCACTACGGTGGGACTGCGACTAAGTTGGGGTTGGCTTATACCGTTGATACGGATTGCCTGCCTTATCGGGCTGGCATGCCAACAGAGTTCCTTACGGATGGCAAGGACGACAGCTTCTACCAGCAGTTCGTACCGCAGTCGAGCGAAGGCTCACTGCTGAACGCTGGAACGAGCTTCATCGCCCAAACCATTCCAACTAACCCGGTTGCCTCGGGCTCGGTCGCTATGGCCGAGCTTTATCGTGAGGGTCTCCCCTCACTGATAGGTGCTTCCCTCTTGAAAGAGAGGGCAAGCTTCCTCCGTGGACTTGGAGGTGAATACCTCAATGTCCAGTTCGGTTGGAAGCCGCTCGTCGCGGATCTAAAGGCGGCTGCAAAGGCTATCATCGATTCAGATGACATCCTGAAGCAGCTTGCCCGTGATTCGGGTCGGAACGTGCACCGTAGGCGAATGCCTTCTGCCGAGGTGAAGAGCACTGTGATTCGCAGTAGTCAGGCTGTATATCCTGGCTTGCTGCCCAGTGCTGTCTACCAAGGCATCTCCACCCGCTTCCTAGAGACGGAATTAGTAACCCGTCAGCAATGGTTCAGCGGGTGCTATACGTTCTATGTTGACCCGAAATCTTGGTCGACGGTTGAACGCATAGTCAAGGAGGCCAGGCTCCTGTACGGCGTGGAGTTAACTCCCGAGGTACTATGGAACCTTGCTCCTTGGTCCTGGCTTGTAGACTGGATGTTTGACGTTGGACCGGTGTTACATAACCTGTCCGCGTTCCAGTCTGACGGCCTAGTCTTGCGTTACGGCTACGTCATGGAACAAAATTCTAGACGTTGGACGCGTAGGTCCGATTCTCAGTACCGTCATATTAACGGCGGTGCTGGGTTCGGCGTTTTCGCAACCGACACTTTCCTCGGTACGAGGAAGTGTAGACGTAAAGCAACACCTTTCGGATTCGGACTGTCCACTGATGCCTTTACTACGCACCAGTGGTCAATCCTAGCAGCTCTCGGAATGACCCGGGCGCCGCGAAGCCTGTGAAAAACAGGTATCACAGCAATTCCCTGCTGTTCCCGTGACGCTTACAAAGCGTCGCGAACGGCCCCTGGATAGTCCAGGGTGGGCCGTCACACGGTCACAACAGTGGCCATAACCTGAAGGAGCAACGCCTCTTATGTTTTCCGATCCTCAGACTGTCACGGTTTCTGGAGTCGCAAAGACTCTGAACCGGACGGGCTCCACCGAAAACGGTGGTAAGTTCGCAACGGCAGATCGATCGCGCCAGCTCTCGGTGGTTCACACCTACGGCAAGCGCACTCGTCACACCGTCAGTCTGAAGACTGACACCCTCGTCGCCAACCCACTTGTGGCTGGTCAGAACATCAACCAGTCCATGACTGTCTACCTCACGGTGGACTTTCCTGCGGGTTACGACGCCGCCACGGCCAAGGCCGAGGTGGATGGGTTCCTGAGTAACCTCACGGCTACTTCAGGTGCTAACCTCACCAAGCTTATCGGTGGGGAGAGCTGATCTAACGACCAGCTCTAGCATCAGTTAACGGGAAGCTAGAGGCAAGGATCGACCTACCGCCCTGAAAGGACGGAAGCCGTGAAAAGCCCCATGCTGCTCTGGAAGGAACTGGCCCAAGAACTGGGCCAGTGGTGTCGCGTTTGCACCACTCGTGACGTTCAAACTGTCACGAGACGAGTCGAAGAGGAAGGGTTGTCATTTCTGACGATAACCCTGCCTACGTTCGCCGTTGACTTCGAAAGAGGTCTGGCGGACGGACGGGTCGCTCCTACTTCGTTCCCGGGTTTCCGGAAGCGAGGTGGTCTCCCCCTATTACTAGGAGGTTTCCTTGAGCAAGTCTTCGACCGTAAAACTGGAGTCCTGCTTGACAATGTTTCCACTGACGCAGTCTACGCAGTACGGCAGCTTACGCGGCTGTACTCGAAGATTTTCCTACCGTGCTCTGACGAGCGCGAGAGAAAGGCGTTTGATGGTTACGTTCAAGTCGAATCAGAACTCAAGGCAGCCGAAAGCGAATGGACTCTGGAAGATCTCCAGGCGTTTTCTCGTATTAGTCGGCTACTTTTTGGTAGGGTTCTGTCTAGCGCAGATTTACTCTGCGCCACAGGCGAGCTTGTGCCAAGACACGGGAAGGGAACAACGGCTGAGAAGCTACTGGGAAACCAGAAGTTCTACTCTACCGAGTGGACCCAACGGTTGGAATCTGCCGGCTTTTATGCCGACTCATACATGATTCCTAACCACAGGTACGTTCAGTACCTGTCCGAGCTTGAGTTCCTGGATCCTGGATCGGAGCGACCCTCAAGGGTTATCTCCGTTCCTAAGACGCTCAAGACGCCGCGAATCATCGCGGCCGAGCCTGTCTGCATGCAGTACACACAGCAGGCAATCGCCAAGCCTCTCGTAGAACTGCTCGAGAATGATTGCATCTCGAAGTGGTTCGTCGGTTTTACCGACCAAGAACCTAACCAGGTTCTCGCACGGGTGGGCTCGGTCGATGGCGGTCTCGCAACACTCGATCTGAGTGAGGCGTCTGACCGTGTCTCGAATCGGCTTGTGAAAACTCTGCTTCACGGCTATACGAACCTTTCAGATATGGTTCAGGCCAGTCGCAGCTTACGAGCCGATGTTCCTCGCCATGGGGTAATCCCCCTCGCGAAGTTCGCGTCTATGGGATCAGCGCTGACGTTTCCGGTTGAGGCTATGGTATTCTGTACTGTGGCCTTTCTGGGGATTGAAAGATGCTTGGATTCCAAGTTGACCGAAAAGGGGATAAAATCCCTGATTGGTCAGGTGCGCGTGTACGGTGACGACATAGTCGTCCCTGCACAATACGCGGTCTCAGTGTCGAGTGCACTAGAAGCTTTTGGCTTCAAAGTAAACTCGCGCAAGTCTTTCTGGACTGGGAAGTTCAGGGAGAGTTGCGGCAAGGACTACTACGCAGGCCATGACGTTTCAATCGTCAAGGTCCGACGGGTGGCACCTGCAACACTGGGCGACGTAGCGGAGATTGTGAGCGCGGTTTCTTTAAGGAACCAGCTCTACCATCGTGGTTTTGTCTCCACGGTGGCTGCTCTCGATCATTATCTTGGGAAG